GCTTCCTCAGCTTATCGGTGGTCTTAGTGCTGCTCTCACTGGCGCTTTACGTGCTCTCCTTGATGCTGCTCATATCAACAACTCTCAGACGCTTCTTAAGCTCAAGGGTGGACGAATTGGTGGACAGAGTGACCGAATTGAACCTACACAAGTAGTCGAAATTGAAGGTGCACCGGGCGTTGACGACGTTCGTAAGATTGCAATGGCAATGCCGTTCAATCAACCATCTTCAGTTCTTTACAACTTACTAGGTTGGCTAACAGCTGCCGCTAAGGGCGTTGTAACTACCGCCGAAGAAAAAATTGGCGAGGCCAATAACAACATGCCGGTTGGTACAGCGCAAGCGCTGATCGAACAAGGCGCCAAAGTATTCTCCTCTATTCACGCGCGCTTACACCGCTCACAGGCTAAGTCACTTGCAATTATTGCCCGTCTAAATCATTGGTATTTAGAAGAGATGGACAACCAGTCCGGCACCGCAATTGAAGTTCGTGACTTTGCCGCAAACAACGACGTACGCCCAGTTTCAGATCCTAATATTTTTTCTGAAACGCAACGTGTTGCACAAAACCAAGCCCTCTTGCAGATGGCTACCTCAGCGCCTCCGGGGATGTTTGACATTCGCGCCGTCTATCGCCGCGTCCTTGGCCAACTTAAAGTTCCAAGTATTGACGAAATTCTTCCTAACCCATTGGGTGCCAAAGAGTCTAACCCAGCGCTAGAGAACGTGTCTATGACCATGGGCCGTCCTGCAGCCGCGTATCCGGACCAAGACCACATCGCCCACATTAAGATTCACCTAGCCTATGCAAATGATCCAGCTTATGGCGGCAACCCTGTTATTGGGCCTGCTTTTTCTCCTCATGCTTTAGAGCACATTAAGCAACACTTAACGCTGCACTACCTGCAGTCTATGCGCTCGTACGTTGCGCAAGCATCTAACGGCGAAGATACACTGGAACTGCATCAAGAGAAGCCACTAGATCTCGAAGCACAGCAAGCCCTAGCACTGGCGTCACAGATGGTAAGCCAAGATTCACAGATGAACATGCAGCCGTACGTGCAACAGATTCAAGCACTGGCTCAAAAAGTGGCCCAAGCTCAACAGGCACAGCAGCAGAACATTGCCGCAAGTGATCCTACCGCTCAGGTTATTCTTAAGACTCAGATGGCTGAGACAGAGCGTAAGGCCGCCGAGTCCCAAGCTAAGATGCAACAATCTGCCGCTAAGGACAAGCAAGACTACGAGCTTAGAATTGCCGAGTTGCAACAAAAGGTTGCCGAACTGCAAACTAAGTACCAAACTCAAACCGCTATTGACTCTAACAAGAACGCAACTAACATTGCCATGGCAGATATTAACAACGCCTCCCGCGAGCGCGTGGCTACTATCAACGCCAACATGGCCCTAACCAAAGACCAGATGGCCTTGGCCCATGAGCAGAATTTAACGGCAATGGAGGCCTCTAATCAAGCCCAAACGGATATTCGTACCCACGGCTTGGAAATTGAGCAACAGCAGTTCCAAAAACAAGCTGAACATGTGGCCAGTCAAATTGCAGCACAACAACAGGCGCAACAAACAGATTTAGAACACCGTGCCGCAGTACAACAGGCAGACCAACAGCATCAACAGGCATTACAACAACAAGCACTTGCACCACAACCAAAACCCCCACAAGGACAATAAAATGGCTAAAAACCCACAAGACGGCGGCGAATTAGGCTTTCGTAAAACATATAAAATGACTGGTAACGTTGGCTACGCTGGCGGCCCAGATCAAAAAGTTGAAAATGGACCATCAGGTTCCAAGCGCCCAAACAATGCAGTGAAGGGCAAACCAGCTCGTTCAAGCAAAGTTGGACCAGATAAGAACCTAAGCGACATCGGCGGCGGTAACTTTTATTAAGCATTGGGGCGGAATTTTTCGCTTCATTGCATTATTATAAGTATGAAAGACTTTATTTCTGAAATTATTGCGCGGACGCGCGATGAGCAGGCAAAATTGGCGGAAACCCTCACCGCTGGAAGTAATGTCAATAGCTTTGATGATTACCAACGTTTGGTTGGAAGATTTGAAGGTTTTAGGGCGGTACAAGACATTATAAACGAAATTTTGAGGGAAGACGAAGAAGACCTGTAAAGGTTAAGGAGCACTGGATAGTGTTTGATTTAAAAGGCAATCAAGAGCCGGATACACGATCAGAGGAAGAATGTTTTCCCCACATCGACACCGGTATTGAAGTAGCTGGAGATAGAGTACTTGTGCAATTGCGCAGAGAAAAGTCAACCAGTAAGGGCGGTATCATCCTAGTGGATGAAACCAGACAGACGTTACGATTCAACGAGACTGTTGCTAAGGTAATCCAAATTGGACCCCTAGCATACAAATCACCAGAAGACTTATCCCCATGGCCAGAAGGCAATTGGTGTAATGTTGGTGACTTGGTTCGCACCATTAAATACGGCGGCGATCGGTTTGTTGTTCAACCTGACGACGAAGGATCACCTGTGGTCTTTATTACGTTGCAGGCCCGTGAAATCATCTCTCGCATCAAGAATTTTGAATATGCACAGAAGATGAAGGCGTTTGTAGATTAACTTTGTAGAAAGTACAAGATGGCAGAAAATGAAAAAAATGTTCCAATTAAGGAACGCGAAGACGGCTCAGTATTAGCCCGTGTTGAAGTTGAAGAAAACTTTGACGACGAGGAAGAGCTAAAAGAAGGCGGTAAGGTCGAAGCTGCCGATGAGGATTCCGATGAGGAAGATCATCAAGATGATCAAGACAATGATCAACAAGACGACGATGATGAAGATGAACGTGAAAAGATCCGCGAAGCTCGTCGTGAAGAGCGTAAGCTAAAGAAAGAACTAGCTAAACAACGCGAGGCGTCATCTAAGCACAAGATTTCAGCACTTGAAAAGCGTAACGAAGATTTAGCCCGTCGTATTGCAGCGATGGAAAATGTGGCAACATCTTACCAGTTCGCACAGATTGACAAGTCTATTGAAGACGAGGCAACCCGTGTAGAATATGCCAAGATGAAGATGCTACAAGCTGCACAAGAAAACGACCCAGCTGCCCAGATGGAATATTTGGAGCAACTAACAGACGCTAAACAACGTTTGCAGCAGGTGCAGTATTACAAAAAACAACAGCTCGAGCAAGCTAAGACACCAAAGCAGAACGTCCCTAACGAGATGGCTGCAGAAGTTCAACGTAACGCCACACAGTGGCTTAAGAAGAACTCATGGTACGATCCAAATGCCCGAGACACAGATAGTAGAATTGCCAAGGTAATAGATCAAGAACTCGCAGCCGATGGTTGGGATCCAAGTGATTCCGAGTATTGGGAAGAGTTAGACAATCGTTTATCTGCACGTCTGCCACACCGCTACACAGCAAAGGGTGGCAACAACAAGCGCTCATCTGCAGGCCCAACGGCCTCTAGCCGAGTAGCAAATGCAACAAGCGCCAAGCCGGGCACAATCACATTAAGCCGTGAGCGTGTACAAGCAATTAAAGACGCCGGTGCATGGGACGATACAGACAAACGAAACAAAATGATCCGCGCATACGCATCGTATGACCGCGCTAATAAAGGATAATTATCATGGCAAATACAAGAATTAAACGTGACTTAGACGACCGCATGGCCGACAGAGCACAAGAAGTAATTGAGCGCGCTACAACAGCCGCTCCTGATGACATTGCACGTCGTGAACGCCTTGATGCGTTTAGAGACAAGTGGGCAAATAGTGCGTTGCCCGATCTTCCTGCGGGAATTATTCCGGGGATGCACTTGTGTTGGTTGTCCACAACCAATACTTACGACAGTATCGACAAACGTATGGCATTGGGTTATGAGCCAGTTAAAGCCTCAGATTTAGGAAAAGGCTTTGAAGGACTAGGCAAGATGAGCTCGGGCAAGTTTGAAGGCTGTGTTAGTTGTAACGAAATGGTACTCTTTAAGTTACCTGAGGACATCTATCAAGAAGTAATGCGTATGCTCCACTTGGAGGATCCGCTTGAACACCAACGTAATATTACTGCGCAGGTTCGCGACACAGCGCAAGGTAATAAAGGCGGCCGTTCAGTTCTTGAGGGTGGTCTTTTGGAAATGGAAAAGGATACTACAAGAGCGAATAATAAAAACATTCGTTTTCAATAACATTCTTCAAAATAACAAAGGAAACAAACTAAATGTCCACAACATTTAAACCCTTTGGCATGAAGCCTGTGTATCATCCTAGCGGTCTCGATCGTGCTGTGCCATTTGTTGGCACAAACACATTCGTAGCCGGTACTACGTACACAGCTCCTTACTCTTTGAGCGCTGGTCAGTCTTTCTACCAGTTCCAACCAGTAGCGTTGACAGCTTCAGGTCAATTAACAATTGCAGCACAAGCAGCAGCATCCACAACAGTTGGCCGTGTATATGGCGTATTTAACGGTGTAGAATATACAACCGCTGAAGGTCGTCGTACACTAGGTAAAAGCGCTTCTAAACTTACCTTGGACGCTGCATCTGATATTCTATTTTGGATTTTTGCAGATCCATCATTAGTATATGAAATCCAGTGTAATGGCTCAGTAACAACTGCAGCTATTGGTACACAATACAACTTTGACACAACCACAGGTTCAAGAGTAACTGACGGCACAACCATTGGTGTAGGTGGCGCAGGCTTCTCTACTACAGCTCTATTGGCAACTGCTGTTGCTGCC